GTCGCGTAAATACCTTCGCGATCTTTGTACGCAATAGATTCATTTGCGTTCTTACGAATTGTTTCATATACACCTCTAACTAAACGCTCAATACCAGTTTTTACAAAACGTCTTGCAACGTGTTGAATTCGAGTTTGAGCAGCATCTTGTACTCTTCCTAATTTAGCTTCCGAGTTACCAGATACATACAATTCAGAGTTTAAGCCTTGTGCAGCTTTGGATAGACCGTTAGCTTGCTCCTTAATAGTCTGCATATGTTCCAAGAGAGGAACAGTACCGGGAGAAATGTTCTCAGGTTGCAGCATATGAACAGCGCCTTGAGGATTCCCGTTAGTTGGAATAATCTGCTTAGGCTTCATATTCTGCAATGCACTAAAATCTACTGCATTCGGATCCGCTAGTCTTGGAGAGAAATTAGTAAGATAAGTATTTTCTACAAAACCACGGAGAATCGCAGTCGAAGTCAGGGTTGAAGAACGAGTTATATCTGCCATCGACAGCCCATAGAATTCGTGAGGAATTTCAATAGGTGTCAAACTAGCGATATTTACAGATTCAGCATATTGATCTTCAATGATAAAATCACCAGAGTAAATAACTCTACGAAGTTCTGCGATACCGTCACCGTCTCGGTCAGCGTATAGCCAACACTCAGTTACAGTAAAGGTGGAATTCTCATCAAGTTCAGAAATAGTTTTCGTATACTCAGGAGTACTCGTACCAATTACATCTCGTCTAGCTGCTCTGTCTTGGTTATAATCATGAACTTCATTAGAATCTAATTCATCCCATTTATCAAACTTTTTAGTGAATTTCTTAGGGAATCTTTTACGAAGATCAGATTTAGTTACTTCATCATCTGTGATGCCAATGTATGAGAAGTCCTCTAAAGAAGTTGCACCTCTGTCAATCGAGAAATTCTCATGAGGAATACAATTAATCCTGACACGGCTCTTATCAATTTTCTTTCGACACTTTACGTCAATATAAACAAGTTGAGCTTGTGGGTTATTTGGATCTTCAATATCAACTCTATCTTCAGTCTTAAGAGTTCCGATTATTTCTACGTTATCGTCCGACAGAAGCACATCAAGGCGCTCTGCTGTGATAAAGTCATACTCTTCATATTCATAGTCATACTCTTCTGACCAATCCCATCTGATAATAGAATTCTTCCAAAGTAGTGCTGACTTAACCCAAGTGTTCATTTTCTGCCAACCATCATTAACAGTAAAGATTTCATGGTTTACCAGATCCTCAGCTTTCATAGTATTAGAAACTGTCTTAGGATCCGTCAGTGTGGGTTTGAAGTTAGCGATCTTATTATTATCAAACAGAAGCTCTGAAAGAATTGCAGTATAACCATCTACTACTTCAGTGGTCGAAGTGTCAACAATAGATGAGACTCCAACAGGTGCAAGGTGACCTTTAGATTGTCCTACATACTCGTAGGTAGCTCGTGTTCTTTCGTAAGAAAGTTCATTCGAGTCGTAGATGTTACCTTCCGACTGGGCTTTTAATTGCTCAATTTCGGCCAGAAAATCTTCATCTGATAATTTATTAGACATTAATATTCTCCCTCAAGAGCTTCTTTAAATTTCTCTGCATAGCCAGCAATTAGGTCATCCTTATCCGTACCGTTAATAATCTTACGCGCTCCGATAAAATCACACTTTGTGGCATTAATATAATCACTTAATTTACGTCCAGTAAAGGTTCCTTGAATCATTCCTTCAAAGCAAATAAAAGCATTAAGAGCTTTATCTGTTAGGATTTGTTCTGGTTCATTTACTAAATCAATCTTCCTATTAAACGCAAGAGAAGCCGCGATAGACATTTTTGCATAGTTCTGTAGCCATGTAAGCTGAACCCATCCACGTCCGTGATACTTTTCGTATTTACCTCGGATAGTGAGAATTGGAGTTCCGTAGTCCCTTCCACGACCTTGTCCATATTCTTCTTTCGCTTTGAATCTATTAGTTTCATGATAGGCAGTAGCCAGTACATAAGCAACTTCTTCTGCACTCATGTTACGCCTATGACCTTCTTCAATAATATAATCCATAGGATCTCTTTGCCAATTAGGCAAGGTTCCATAGAATAGATCATCAATAACTGTGTCTACAAAATGCTTTTTCATATTATCCTCTCTCGCTTATTTACTACGTTGGCTAAGCGTTGCCTCTATTGATCCCGCTGCCATAGGCAGAGGACTATTTGAAAATGGGGTGGAAATCACTCTACAGCTGCCACCCCATCAACCGAGGACGTGTAGAGAATCATAACCAGACGTCTTCTGTCAAAGTAACTTGCATGTTACTGAATCCGACTCTGTTGTTAGTTAAGCGATCTGCATGAGTCCGGTACACTTCTAGTAGGATTGCGAGTGACATTACAGTGTCATCGTTACATCCCGGCAAAGCTCCAAGCTTTCCGTTGTCAAGTTGTACAAACTCTTTTAATTCCTTGATAACTGTTTTATCTGGAATCTTTAGATCTCTTTCTTTAATTGCGTTTTTCAACAAACCAATAATAGCTGGTTTAGTTGCTGATGTAGTTCTGAATCCCGGTCTCTTTCCTGATTCATTGTCAAGTTTCGACATATCCGTCTGATAGTAAAGGTTCACATAACTCATCTGATCAAGACGTGCTAGAGTAGCGATACCAATAGAATTACTCTCTACACACAGGAGTGCGTTATTGTAGTACCTACCAAGATAAAACAGAAGGTCACCAAACTTAGTTGGATCTATCCTATTATCTCTATATACAGCTAAGATATTTCTATCTTGGTCTATAATAGTAGCTACTGAGTAGTCCTGCCCGACGCCAAGTGCAACGTCTGCTGCAATGATATATTTCTTATCAAACTCTGGGTGAGTATATACATTCAACTCACCTGCAACATTTTCTTCCCATAAACCGGTGCCTAAGTTAAGACGAAGCTTAGACTTGGGTTCCTGATGAGACATTTGGTTCAGGGTATGCATGTCGAAAACATTAGCACCAGAGGCTACGAATGCTTCTTCTGCTGTGGCAGGGTATTCCTGTTGGAACTTAATCGGACCGGATTCACCGATCTTCATTTTTCTCCACCACATCTGAGCTAAGTCTAGATCATGGGCTTCTTTGTATTTTTGTTCATCTTCTGTAAGGATCCAATCTTCTGGATAATGCTCATCTCTATATTCAGAGGTTAGAAACCATGGAATAAAAATAGGAACGTAATCGTTCTCTCCTGCTTCTGCTGCCTTCCACATCCGATAGAACTCACCTGAAATTCCGTTTGCCGTAGATTCTAGAATTACTTCTGTACCCGGTGCACTCGGAATACCTTGGAATAGACCAGCAAGGATTTTCTCATCAAACTGCCAGAAGGCAACTTCTGAGAGGTGAGCTACAGTAGGGGTAGTACCCCGACCAGCTTCAGGAGAACCCGCTGTGTATAGTCTATAACCGCGTTTTTCTTCATATTCATTTCCTAATTCATCCTTTTTCTTATCAACAAAAATAATCTCTTTCGCATTAGATTTTGACATCTCAGGTTTAAATTGAGGATCCATGTTACCATGAACATCTTTGGACATGTTAAAGAGTGCATCAGATGTGGCACCGTCATGCGCCATAACTACTGAGCGGGAGAGCGGCATGTAAATTGTTTTCCAGTATACCCTGCCTGTACAATACGTTGAGATCCCTTGTTGTCGAGCCTTTAGAATGATTGCCCTTACTCTTCCCTTCTCACTCAGTTGCTTCTCTAGAGCTTTATGAATAAGTTCCTGAGGCTCATTGAATGAGAATGGAATAAGGCCTTTGGTTACATCCTTTGGCCTAATCTTAATTTGTTCTTTGGCAAAGAGTGCATAATCTTCTTTATAGAGCTTCTCTTTACGACGACGCTCTGCTTCTTTAATAATTTCTAGCTTTCTTCTATTATCCATTTTGTCCTCAAGATGCCCACAGGGTTTTATTCTTTCTAGCGGACGCTTCTCTTATTACTTGCGCCCCTTGCTACTGTAGGCTCCTTGAAGTTTTCCCAATCATAGTAGGAATTAGATTTAGAGCATACTTTAACCAAACTTGTTTTCTCCACAAAGTTGGCAGATAGCTGTAAAATTAGTATCTAGGTACTTAGCACGGCAAATAAGGCATGTGCATAGAATGAACTCTTTTTGAGTTTCTTCGGAGTGCGGTTGTTGTGTAATACTAGCCATGTCTTTATTTGTCCTCGTATTGCATGCGTCGATTTTTGGTTGCGGGGGTGGGATTTGAACCCACGACCTTCAGGATATGAACCTGACGAGCTACCTCTGCTCTACCCCGCATCATTTTGTTACGTCTTAAAGGGGACAGTACAACTTATTGATTTTATTGAACTTATTTAGCATGTGTTCAATTTACGCTGTAGAGTATAAATATGATCTTTACGCCATACCGTAAGTTTATGATTTGAGTATCATATTATTAGCCTATGTAATAAAAATAATAATCAGGTAGTTTACACTCATATGAGTTCTATATAACTACTCTTTTTATTACTCTAATTATAACACCTATCTAAGTATATTATACTCTTATTATACTCTTATTATACTCCTTCTGAACGGGCTTCGCCCTTAAGGGGACAGTAGAAATCGTTTAATATCAATAACTTCTAGAGGCCATAATCATTGAATAATTTCTAAATAGGTGTAGAATCTTCTCACATGCACTAGCCTGTTCCCTAAATACATAGTCAGAATTAGTCTCACTTTTGCTGAACTCATTAGTAATTATTGCTTTGTTATTTGTATACAACATTATCTAACTTTGTGTTATATACAGAACACTTTAGTTTGTGTAGGTTTAATAATTATTAGAATAAGGTAGTTTACACTCATATGAGTTCTATATAACTACTCTTTTTATTACTCTAATATTAACATCTATAGAAGTATAATATACTCTTATTACACTCCTTCTGAACGGGCTTCGC